ATTGGCAATAAAATTTGGAGATAGATTTAAAATTATGTAACTTTGCAGCCGAAAAGGCTTCCCTGCTGGGGGCATGCCCCCAGCAGGGAGTGGGAATGAAAGTTAAGAACAAGCCTTGACACAGTTTAAATTACACCCCCGATGTATGGCATACCATACTGGGTGAGCAATCACTTTGTTCGTCATGTTCATGCTCAGCCATTCGTCTCCACATCACGACCAGATATTACTGGCTCCAAGGTATCTCGCCACGATATGCGTCAGGATGATTTGGTCAACTTGCAGTTATCCCTCAACGCTCAGGAGATTATCAATATCTCGAAGCTGAGACTCTGCAATAAGGCATCAAAGGAGACAAGAGAGATATGGTATAAGGTACTTGACGAGTTAGCTTGTGTAGAACCTTTGCTTGCATCCGCTTGTGTTCCTCAATGCGTATATAGAGGATTCTGCCCTGAGCCGAAATCATGCGGATGGAGTAATTCTTCATCCTATGGAATGCTCAGAAGAGCGTACGAAAAACTCAATTTATATCCATTAGAACGAGTATGAAATATCCCAAATATAATCTCAACGAATATGTCGGTGGGCACTTCGAGTACACAACTCCCTGCCCATTCGGCATACAAGGCAAGTACACAAAGGAAACCCTGATGGTAGGTAGTCTTGCTTGCCAGCGATGCGAGCACTTCCGAGGTATCAACAAAGAAGATGGTATCGTATCTTGTGGAATCGAATAGTTTTAAGAGTGCAGCCTATCTGCATTCTTCTTAATAATTAATCAAATTTTATATATGAATACAAAGAAAATCTCAATTATCCAGCGTATCAAGGAAAAATTCCTTGGTAAGCAGTTCTTTATTGCAGTAATCGCCAACAAGGGAACCAGTTCCTACTTCGTCAACTCTACCATCTACCGCTCAGAGAAGGAGGTGAAGGCTTACAAGAAGTACATCACCACAGACGAGCGGATGAAACAGAGCTTCGATTTCGTAGGCTATTATGGTTTCCGTTCAAAGTTCGACTTCCGCATTCCTCTTAGCGGAAAGCCAGTATCAGTTGAAGAGGCAAAGAAACTGGCAGAGAAGTAATATGGGAAAGTTGATAAACCTTACTGGACAGCGTTTCGGCAGATTACTCGTCTGCCGAAAATCTGATAAAGAGAACCACCAGCATGGTGCGTTCTGGATATGCAAATGTGATTGTGGCAGGGGTTGTACGGTTCTAGGTGCTGCTCTTCGTGACGGACGAACCAAATCATGTGGTTGTTACCGCTCTGAGCGAGCATCTGCCATCATCACCAAGTATGGCAACCGCAAAGGTAGACCCAAGCGGAAAGACAAAGTTAACGGATAATATCCATTTTATCACTTTTCATATTATATTTGCAACATGAAATTCAAGTATTTAATAGATAAAGTCAATGGTTTCAGACACCGCAACGATTTTGTGGTACTGGATGGAAGAGCCAATTCGGTCACGCTCTCCAAGGGCATCTATGACCACATCATGCAGAAGGAGCGAACAGACAATTCCATCTTCGTGTTCAGGTTATCTGACCGAGGTACATACGGATTCTGCATGCGTGAGGACTGGGAAGAACTTCGCAAAGCCAACACCGCCTTCGCTCAGCTTCAATTCAATCAGAAGTATAAGAAGGTAGGTTTCAGAAGTGACTACCCTTCCATCACCGCCATCCTTGATGAGTACAACCTTCCTCTCAACAGAATGGTTCGTCTTACTTGCATCCCACGCAAGTCAGCCCAAGGCGAACCTTACTACGAAATCATGCGACCAAACAAAAATACGAGCACATGGCAACAAGACAAGAAGTAATACTCAAAGGGCTTACCAACTCTCCATCCGACTACGATTGTCAGGATGGGGAGTTGGCAACCTGCCTCAACCTCATCAACGAGGATGGGGCACTCCACCCTATCCACCAGCCAGTAGTAGCAGAACAGAACATCACGCTGGATGCAGGAGATACAATCGAACTGGTGCATAAGGTAACACATAATGAAACAATTCACTCCCACTACATCATCCGCAAATCATACGATACTTGGTACTGGATGGAGAAAGGTGGAGACGGAACCAAGAACACCATCGACTTGAACGGATTCCACGTCAATGCCGTTACAGCAGTAGGCAATATACTTTCATTTATTGGCGATAGTAAGATATTATATTGCTATTGGGATAATGGGATTTATCGTGTTGTCGATTTTACGGAGGTAACTTACGATGCAAAACTTACACGCACATCTTTTAAAATGAGCGTAGATAGTTGGGTTAAGGATAATACTATCACCGAACAAGGATATACTCTTCCTTTAGAGGATTTTGATTCTTATGGATTTCCTGAAGAACTAGGAGAAAATGTAACTACTAGACTTTTCGCTAGTCAGGATGCCTATGTTAACAAATACATGGAATCTTATTCTTTTAAATACATACAATTTGCTATCCTTGCTATTCAACTATATGATGGCTCATACATACAAATTGGCAATCCATTTATACTTGCCCCAAAGGAAAGAATTGAAGATAGTATCGGATTCCGCTGGACTAGAGATGGAGGTGGAATGACAAGTGGAAATCTTAATCTTACTTATGAAGCTGATAATATATATGCAACCTATAAAGGTCAAGAAATAGATAACTACGAGCTTTCCGTAAACATTAAAGATATTGACAAATACAAGACTTTAATTAAAGGGGTTGACATATTTATTTCTAACACCTTATTCCCTTATAATACGAATGGCAATATCATTGCTAAAGAAAATTATTTCTATTTCCGCAATGATAAAGGACGTATGAAAATATCAGATTATTCGTATATAAATGGTAAGTTTGTAATGGGTGTTAGAAACTATCATTACCAGCCATATACAGAAGAAGAGATTTACGAGAAAATCGACAATTTATCATTCTATAAGAGCACCAGTTTTTCTTTTGATGATGTTAAGGATGGTACTTCAAAAAAACTGAAAAGGGTTTTAGGAACAGAAGATAGTTTGCCTATTGCAGACCTTCAACGAGAATCGTATGGTGCAATGTGTGCTATAACATATAACAACAGATTACATCTTGGAAATGTTATGTCTTCCATTACCACACGATGCAATAATGGTAATGGGTATTATTCTCCAGTTGCGCCAAACAAGAGCCTTGTGGAGGATAGTTATCAGTTCTTGTTTAGATACGAACCAAAGGGGCAGTTCAATGGAAACTACATAGATAACTTCGGTACAGACCAAGATGGTAGCAACTGCATAGATAAGATATGCCAAGTTGTTTCCAAAGTATATCTCAAAATAAACAACAAGGACGAAGTTTTTTCTTATTACGATGAACTTCATTACCCTCTACCACCTATTCTTTCTTTCCCTTCAAACAAGGCGAAAGTAATCGATTTACTTATCAGAATCCCAGAGAGAGGGTCTTACTCTTGTTATAAAAAGTCATTCAGCCTATACGAGAGTGAGACATTTGGTTTTAACTATGCTGTAAATTATTCTAATGGAACATTCTGCCCTATCCAAGCTAACGATGTTACTATGAACTACGAGAGTTGGACGGTTACTATATCGCAAGACCCATCGTGGAAGAAAATTTCAGAAGAAGAGTTTAATCAAGAGAAAGCAAACATCAAAGAATCCACTATAAATGGCAGCAGAACACCATCATTAGTCAAGGTGAGCGAAGCCGAGAATCCTTTGGTATTCCCAGCAGCAAATTCTGTTCAGGTAGGTTCTTCTATCATCAGCGCACTAGCCGCCAATACCCGACCTATCAGCGAAGGTCAGTTTGGTGATGCCCCACTCTACGCTTTCACCGATGAAGGTGTGTGGGTGCTGATGCTGGGCGATGAAGGAACCTATATTGCCAGACAGCCAGCCAATAGAGATATTTGCTCCAACCCGAAGGGCATTTTGCAGATTGATGATGCCGTTCTGTACCCTACTGAACGAGGAATTATGATGCAGAGAGGACGAGAATCTGAGAACATTACAGACGCACTGGATGATTATCCTTTCGATTTCCTATCCATTTATTCACATTCAACAAAGGATAAGACCTATCCGAATAAACTCCTTGCACTAGGTAATATCCCTGAGTCAGATGTGAAGTATGTCCGTTTCCGTAAGTATCTTGAAGAAGCTGACATGATTTACGACTATTACGATAGCCGCATCATCGTGTTCAATCCGAATTATACTTATGCTTACGTTTACTCTTTTAAAAGCAATATGTGGGGAACCATGCACAATGTCTTCAACAAGCGAGTAAACATATATCCTGAGTCATACGCTACAGACAAAGCAGGAAACATACTCGATGTGTATGTAAAGGAGACAACAGATAATGTTCCATTCTTCCTTTGCAGCCGTCCTTTAACGCTTGGTCAGGATGCCTATAAGACCATGTTCGATTGCATTACAAGAGGACATTTAGGCAGCGTTCAGGCAGGAAAATGTGGAATGGTTCTATTCGGAAGTAATGATTTGATTAATTGGTATTACGTTGGTTCTTCTGTTAATATGTATCTCAGAAACCTTGTTGGTTCTCCATACAAATATTTCAGGCTTGCACTTATGGGCAGCCTTGACCCAAAAGAATCTATCAGCGCATTATCTATAGATTTCCAATCAAGATTACAAAATAAACTCAGATAATTATGGCAGAATATACATTATCAGATTTTAATCAGTATTTAGCGAGAAAAGGGGCATCTGTAGGCTACATGGATGGCAACAATAAAATTCATATAGCCACAGAAGTAGACTTTTATATAAAAAGAACGTCAAATTTCATCGGACTTGTTAAATTTGTCAATGAGGTTTATGAATTTCTTTTTGATGGAAGTTTCTATATAGGAGACACAAAGCAATATCTTAAAATTGTCTCTTCCTCCATCACAATGACAACTGGCACAAAACTCGTCAGAGAAACTTCTTCCGATGGAACATCAAATGCTCGCCCATTCCCTAAATACGGAATAGCTACCGCATCAGAGACAGGTGGAACAGAGGAAAGCGGCAAAGAAGAGGAAATCTTCTCAATCGCTACCCTACAGCCTAGAGAAGAAGTAGCCGCAAGTTGCTTGCAGTCTATACTACAGAAGTATGAGAATCCGCTCAATATAGACAACACCAAGATTAAGCAACTTGTAAGCAAGTCATTCTTGTTTGCTCAGGAGTTCATCAATCAGGCAGTTCTGTATCGTGAGAAGGAGACAACATCGGCAACCGTTGAGAACAACAAGTACGCATCAGTTGATTCTGATTCTCTCAGCAGCGACACCGATAAACTGCTCTACAATATAGCTACGGCTATCAACAACTTTATCGCTCAGGATAAGAATCAGTATGCCGACCAGCAGAAGAACGGATTGAAGCTGGCAGCTACAGACGTAAATGTCAAGACCTTGCCTGAGAGTATAAATATTAATGCTGCTGTTACTGGTTCGGTAACTACCAAGCAGGAGTCCACGTCTAGTGGAACATAAACTTAGATAAATATTTCTTTTGTCATTTAATACAATAAAGGGTAGCAGTCCGTGATGGATAGCTACCCTTGCTTTATCTTAGCCTTAAACGACTAATCATTTAAAATGGATGCAAAACGATTCTTGCTCTACCAGCCGAGCGGTTGCTGGCATCCTTTATCTTCTGTTTCTTATCCTCAGCGAGTGCCCAGAATCTATCAGCACCATCTGGATAAACAATCATCAACCATTCGTAAAGGCATTGGTTCACGATGTAGTCATGCAAGTAGACGGTCATGGTATGTACACTTGTCTTAGAAAAACCTTGCGGCATCCGCATAGCCAAGTAATAAGCATCCTCATCATTTGTCGGGGAACCTATACACTCTTCCCACTCGTTGGAATCAAAGCCACCTCCAAGCATTTCCACCTTGGTGAAACGGAAAAGCATTTCTCTGCAATCCTCTACTGCTGAGTCTAGAATCCTTGCTAACTTATCTCGGTTTCCTTCCTCTGATACGTCAAACACATTCTTTAATTGTTTGGCATCTATACCTTTCTGCTTGGAATAAGAGTCAGCAAAAGAAAAAGCAGTATTCTTGATGTCATATACCAACTCATTCTTTTCCAACTCTATCATCACTTTATATCCTTTATTACAATACCTCATATCCTATCCTCCTATCTTGTTGGTCTTTTACGTGTATAAATGATTGCGTCAATTTTTAGCAGCAAAACGTTTGCCTTGGATAGATAATCTTCTGCCTTATCCTTATAGACTACTGAGCACCATTCTGCTACTATTTTGTTGACTACATAACTAAAAACCGTTGATTCCAAGGTCTTAAATAAACTCTCATTAAAAAGGCTGCTTACTCTCAGACCAAAGACCTCGTTGCTGCCTGATTCACACTTCTGCCATCCAAGAATACTCTCCAAGGCTACGGAAACATCATTAATGGAATCTTCCCAAAAGCCTTCCAGCATTTCTCTATCAGCTTCCGTCACAAACACTTGGTCATACAGACTTTTTCCGTTTTTATCCAAGTTCTTTCCTCCTATGTAGGCAGTAGTCTTTGCTACCTCCTCATAGATGTCACTTTTCGTGATTGTCAATGTGAAATTTGCCATTCTTTATCTTTTTATAGAGTTTATAACCTAAAACGACTAGCAAGACACAGAGTGCCCCAAATGACCAGATAGCATATTTCAACTGAAACTGCTCCCACTTGGAGAGTTGTTTTTCAACTGGATAGGGAACCCTGATTGTATCTGACCTTGCGATAAATCGGAAATCCATATCTTGCTTATTCTCCAAGTTCATCTTCTCCAGTTTGAAGAAATCATAGATATATTCCCAATGCCATCGCTCTACGAAGATGGTATCTCCCTCTTTCCTTGTTGCTACACTATCCCTTACATAGGTGCTGTCACGCTTAATGATAGAATCCCATCTCAGGACGTTCCGTTTTGTTTCAGACGTAAAACTATCAGTTTCATAGTGTGAAACTTCTGGTTTCATCGTGTGGGACGAAGTCTTGCATCCAGACAGAAAAAATGCCACCAACAAGATGCCAATCACGTAGAGTGCTACTTGCCAAAAATCAGTATTATACCATTTTACTTTCATAGGCTAAACATTAAAGACCTTCTTTGCTCTTGTAAGGAACTTTCGTCTTGATTCCAAGCCGTTGGTTCCACCATTGATAGTCTTGGTAATAGCCATGAAACTATCACTATCAGCCAGTTTGTTCAGGTCATGTTTCCACCACCACCACATAGCACTCTTCGTTGCTCCTAGCGGAAGCTCCAGCAACTGAGGGTTCTCCATGATGTCACCAGTACAATATTTGCTGTTCTGATAAGCCTGATAGTTGGCTCTGCCAGTAATCTGAATCAAGCCCCTGCCACGATACTTGTAGCCATCACCATCTTTCAGGTTGCCGAGCATGTTCTTCAACTTGCCAACATCATACTTGTGGAAATAGTTTCTGTTGCCGAGTTCCTTGGTGTATCTCAGTTCGCCACTCTCATGTGCAATCTGAGCCAAGAAATGAGCCATACGCTTAGGAGTATCAATATGGAACACCTCAGCATAGCCATTGATATAAGGAAGAAACGCATCCACCTTATCCTTGGCATTCGGCATAATAGCCAAAATCTGTTCTCTTGTTACCTTCATACTACTTGCCCTCCTTCACTTGTTTCAGCATACTTGCGAGTTCATCCTTCACCTTGCTCTCAAAGTTGCCTAGTTTTGTCTTGAAATAAACGTTTACCCCGAATATTGCTCCAGAGTAAACCAATGTCTGACTGACGTACCATAGTACGCCATCAGACACTACATAATTGTTGAGAAAGAATGATAGGAAGGTGAGTACAACACCACTCACTAGCATTCCTATAGCTGCACCATATTGCAATCCTTCACGTACATTTGGAGTCATATCTTATATTTATATATTATTAATAATATGCAAAGATAAGAAATGATTCCCAATTAGTTACTTTATCCGTTTATTGTGTGCCATATTTTGCTGGTAGGATGCAAGCAGTCAGGGTCTTGCAGATACTCGATAGCCATCAAAACCACCATTTCCTTCAACTCCTCTGCATCATTGCTATATCGCTCCAGCATCACATGATGGTCACTTCTCATCAGGTTCATAGTCACAGCCAAATCATGGATGGTGTAATCAGATATATCATCCTTATGCTTGTCAAAGGCTTCTCTTATCTCATCATCCGAGAAGAAAGGAGCCGTATGCTTATTTCCGTCCACATCCTCATACCACATCTTGCTGATAGCATCATCGGCAAAATGCTTATCGAAATGTTCTTCACTCAACACACCATACACCATCGCACAAAGATGATGTTCCTCCACATCGCTCAACTTGCATGAGAGATACTTGCCGACTGCCTTAGCTATAGCCAACATCTGTTCAGGAGCCATTTCCTGCTGATACTTTTCTACGAAATCTACGAAATTCATACCTATACAAATTAAAAGTTTATGATGTTGCAAAGATACGAATATCTTAAACGCAGCACCATAAACTCGTAGATATTTCTGTAGCTATCTGAATATCAGACAAATACAGCTACGATAAAAACACCTCCTTTCTTTATTCGTCCTTAAATCGGGTTCTCTTCTCTCCACCCCTCGTCCAGATGTCGTTTTTCTTGCGTTTCGCCACCTTTCCGATAACGTCATTCTCGTAAAGTTCGGGCTTATTCTCCCTCCCTTGTGTCTCTGAAGCAACACCACCATTCGGGTTGCCACCTTGGCTGGCATCAGGTTTCCCATTGCCATACCATTTCTGATTATTCTCCTTGTCTGCTATCATAATTATAAATTATTGATTATACATTATTAATTATGCCGCCAATGGTGGGTTCTGTCCGTCAGGACTCACTCCCCGACCGCTCATCATCTGCTGCAACATCGCCTGAGCCTTCGGATTGCTCTGTGATGCCTGAGCAACTTGGGCTTGAAGCTGAGGAGAGAATCCTTGTGGAGTCTCACCATTCTGAATGGCTTGCTGGTTGGATGCAACCGATTGCAACAACTCCTCTCCAAATGGGAAATCTCCTACTTGCAGCAACTGCTCCAGCGTGATAGCCTGATTCTGCCACAAGGTCATAAGGAACTCGTTAGCAATCTGTCTGTATACTGGTGTAGCCGTACTTTCCGTGATGTTGATGTCAAACTCAACGTCTCGTATCTTCTTAGGGTCGTAGCGCACAATCTGTCCTGCCCTACCCACGATATTGAAGTTGCGAGCCACATCATAATACTGCTGCATGTTCTTAACGGTCTTGTAAGCACCATCTATGATGAACTGACTGAATGTCTCCAATATATCAAGCAGCGACATGGTAGCATTCTGTGTCTGCTGAGCATAAAGCGAACCGCTCGTACCAGATACTCCTGGTTTACCTTGCAGCGCACCATTGACTCCCGATATATCCTCGAAGAACTTCAACTGATAGCTGAGCAAATCACCGATACCGATATTCGTAGAGTTGTTCGCCACTTGCTGAGGAACCTGACCGCTCTTGTTTGGCTTATATCTTACCACACCATTGAATCTACTCCACTCATCGCAGAAATCATCCCAACTCATATCATCAGGCAGACAATCCTCAGGACAGAGCAGCACACCCTTGGCACTCGCCCTCATAATGAAGTCATACATCGTGATAAGTCGGTTCACGTATCTCTGCTGGTCAATCACATCTTCCACGAAGCTGTGAATCTCGCCATCAATAAACGGATAGAACTTAAAGCAGTATGGATGCTCACCATGAGCATAAGGAGTCTCGCCTTCTCTCAGAATATCACCGAAAGGAGAAAGATAGTAGAAATGCCAGTAATCATCCATAAACCACTCGGCATCAATCAGAGGAATATCCTCTTCCAGCATGCCAGCAGCCATACCTCGCCTGATTCTGTCTCTGTTCTCTGCATCTACAATATCAGCCTTATCCTCAATATCAATCTTGAAATCATCGCCATTGTTGTAGTCGTGGCATCGGTATCTCGGTTTACTCTCCTTGCGCCAAACCTCAATCACTCGGCAGAGCGAAGGGTTGGAAGGATTCATAAAGTCAATAGTCTTAGGGTCGAACTCACCGAATCGCTGGGTGCAGTCTGCAATTACGAAATCTCGGTTAGCCGCCAACCGGTATATCTCCTTCAACTTACGAGCCTCAGCAGGAGACTTGGCAAACTCTCGCAGTACGTTGCCGATGGTAATGTCATGCACCTCACCCAAGCAACTCACGTCCCAACCACGGAAATCCCTCATATTGTTGTCTATGAAGAAATTGTTCGGGTTCACGTAGTCCGTCCAGCAATCCAACCTACCTCTTCGCCATCCATACTTTTTCTTATAGATGGCAGCACCGCTAATCAGGAACTCTTCCATGGTTCGGGCATCCAGTTCCGTCTCTCGGTTCAGTTGTCGGTTACATTGCAGTACCACACTCATGGTCTCACCATATCGTTTCTCATCCTTATCTCTGGCATTGCAGGTAGGTTCCTTGCTCTGGGAACGATATACACCCAGCACATTCTTCACCAACCTACGGATAAGGTTGTTCTTCAATGGTTCGCTACCCTGCTCACGGATATAGTCTTCCTCCCTGATACGCTTAGTAAAACCACACTTGCTTTTGAACTCAATGGTATCTCCCCACTGGTCTCCATAGCAGTATCGCTTGTTTCTCAGTCTTCGCTTTCGGAAGTTATCCATGTTATTGTAATATCGCTGAGCCTCCAGCAAGATAGAGAAGGCATGCTCGTATGGCTTGTCAAATCGGTTCTTGGATGCCTTCACGCTATCCAGTTCTTCCTTGTCAAGTACCCTACTCAACGATAGCAGTTTGGTTTCTTCTTTCTTCTTTGCCATAATTTATAATGTTGTAGGTTCAACAATATGTGCCAACTTTCTCGCTACACCGAGGAATCCGCTTGCAGTATCTGTATCGCCAAGACTGATGCAAGTGAGATAGCCAGCCATGTAAAGAATAGAATCTTTCAGGACGGAAGGCAGACTGATTTTCTGTTCGGTAGTGATAGATGGAACCTGAACGTAGATGAATGCCAATGTAGCATCCTGCTTTTTACTAGTATATAGTTCGATACTCTTGCCGTTAGCCGTATGCACGATAGCCGCAATCGGTCGCTCAGGATTTCCCCTGACTACATATTTGCAGTTCTGATACTTGTAGGCATCATCACTCTCTGAAATGATTTCGGCAGGACGGTTCCAGTCTTCTGCCTTCACAGAAAGGATTCTCAGCATATCGGTAGGCAATACCATATTACCCACGTAATAGCCGTTGCTATCAGTCCACGTTACAGCATTCGTACACGAAGTACCTTCCACCATATCCTCAGGAGCATCCGAAAGAATGATTCTTGCTGCATCTACGATTTTACTCTCAATAAGTTCTGCTTGCGAGAGTGTATCAGAATCGCTAGGAGCCAGCAAGCCAGCAGACTCTTGGTTTCTATCCAAGAGCACCTTCACCTCTTTCACTAAATCAGATACAGCATATTCTACCATTACTCTAAACCTTCTAGTTCAACACCCTTTTCCTTGGCAATAGCCAAGATGTCTTCCTTGGTCTTCATCTTAGAACGGCTCACACCGAAGGTCTCAGCCAGATAGTCCTTGGCATCCTCAACGTCTGTCACTACGTGGGTCTTCTTCTCGTCAGCCACCTTCTTCTTTGCCTTGGCAGCAGCCTTCTTCTTGGCTTCCGCAGCTTCCTTCTTCTCGTCAATACTCTCCACCAAGAAGAACTTGTCGTTGAACCAATAATGAGACTCGATAGCCTTCTGTACCTTTGGGTCTCTTGTCATATAGACACTACTGCCCGTGCTCTTACCCTCAAAGTTAATGCGCATCCGCTCATTACCTACCATAACGCTGAATGCCAAATCAGTACCTGCTTGATATTTATTAAACATGATTATACCTTATTGTATATATGTGTTACTACAAAAGGGATGGGGCTAGTGCCCACACCCCTCACTATTTGATGAATAAATTTGCAATTCTACTTGCTTTTAGGCAGTAGCCTTGGTTTCCTCTGTATCAGAAGTGCCATCTGTTGCAGGAACCGCAGCAAGGCGCATACGAGCATGAGCCTTAGGGTACTTCAAGTACAGACAAGCTACCTCCTGAATAACTACTGCATCGGTGTTACGGATGCCAGCCGCCTTCAAGTCGAGAACGTTTCGTGTCCAAGACAAGTGTACTCGCTTAACCAAGAACTCAGGGTCAAGGGCAAAGCCGCAGTCACTCATGCCGAAGAGGTCGAACAACTCTGAGTGAATCATCAGCACCTCACCGAAGTCGGTCTCCCAACTCTTGAACTTCAACTTCCAAATATCAACGGTGTCCTTCAAGCGGAACTTGTCGGAATCAATCTTACTGAATGCGCTCACAAAGTCAGAACCAGCGATAATTACCTTGCGTTTATTGCCGATACCAGTACCAACAAACAAATCCTTAGAAATGTCAACCAACTCCAAGTCGGTAATCACACGCTCATTCTTGTTATAGCCCTTCTTAATATCGTCAGCAGTAGCAACATGACCTACCTCAATATCCTTACCAGCCATCCACCAGATACCCTTGGTAAACCACTGGGCAGAACCATCCTTGATTTCGTGCTTGATGCAAGCCATATCACCGAATAGATAAGTACCTTCCATCGCAAGACGCATATCATAGATGCTATCCTCCTCAATGTCTGAGAAATCCCAATCCACTCGCTTAGCAGCAATCTTGTCGAAGGTGGTCTGCTCGACCTGAATCATGAAGTTCTGACAATACTGAACCTCATTAGAAGGAAGGTTATTGAAACGACCCGTCTGAACGTCCATTTCGCCACAACTCTTTGCCATACGGATAAGTTTCTGACCCTTCTGCAAGACTGGAATACCGATAGCCTGCTTATTGACCAACTTACCATTTACAGCATACACAATCGGATAACCTTCTGTGTCCTTACCGCAAACGCAGAGTTCCAAATCAGGAGTAGGAGCATCAGTAATGGTAGAATATGCAACACCCTTATAGTTGGTAATCGCCTTTACACCGACCACTCGGATGGTATCATCCAGCGTAAACATGGTAGGGTCTTCTACCTTCAATACCATAGATGTACCAGTACTATCCACCGTTGCTTCCTTCAAGGTTGTCTTGATAGGACGTGTACCGATACTCCAATACTCAACTACAAACGAGTTGGCAGACTTGGTTGTCGCATAGCGTGAAATCTGGTCAACTGGAGTAGCCATCGGGCGAATCTTGGTAATCTTCTCATCAATGTCGTTCAGGTAATACTCCGTGCCATTCTCGTTAAAATGCTCACGTCCCTGAGTCTCGCTCTTGATACCTTCACTCTGACGAGCAGCACCACCATTGCCAGCTTCACCAGCAGCAGGAGCACCACCAGCCTCAGCAGCAGAACCACTCTCGGTACTACCGCCATCAGGCAGATTTGCCGCCTCAGCCATGATAACCTGACCATTCACTCCAAAAATAACTGCCATTACCATAATAAAGATGGAAAACAGCCGATTAAATGTACTTTTCTTCATTGTTATTCTGAATATTAATTAAACATTATATATTATCTTTTCACCTTGTCGAATTATCGAATGTGTGTTCTCTTCTCGTTGCCACGCTCATAGATATTACCCCTTCGTGATACCCTGCCCACAGCACCAAGATCAGGCTGGTTATCTGTCTGCTTGGTCTCCGCATTGGCAGAATCAAGGTCAGCAGTACCATCACCCTTCTTTCTCAGTTCAAGGTTCTTGACGTGCTTGCTGTTCTTGCCACGAACCTCTCCCTCATGGGCTGCATCAGCCACATCTGTATCATGGTTCTTAGCCTTGATGAAAGCAGTAATCATTTCCTCAGTAAACTTGCCAGTCACCACATTGCGCATGGTCTGAAAGCACTGGTCGATGGCATCGTTCACAGCTTCCTCACCATACTTCTCTTCCAACTTGTCGAACACCTCATAGCTGGAAGGCATGTTCTTATCATACTCCTCCTGCAACTTCTTGCCGTTGGCAGCATTCTGCAAGAACTCCGACTGAGCCGATGCAATCTCATCCGCATTGTCAGGGTCTGAATAGTAATCAATGGCATCCTCGCCATGTGTACGAATCAACTCAGCGTAAGGACTCTTGCCAGCCTTCATTGCTTGAAGGAAAGTAGCCGCCTCAGGGTCACTACCCAGCCAATCGCCCATCGCCTTCTCATTATCCTTGTAACCCTGCAAAGCCTTCTGGTCGGCATCATAATCATCGTTGATGGCTCCATACATAGCTTCATCATCCGCATACTCCGTATAAGGATGGCGGGTCTTCAAACGCTCCAAAGCCAAGTCTCTCTTGGTCTTGGTATCTTGCTGTTTTGCAGCACCAGCATTCTGCTCAATATTTGTATTATCGTCCATATATATATGTGTATATTTATAAATCAATGCCCAAAATTAATGCTTTTTTCCGATTTTCATCTTTTATCCGTTAATTTAGTCTAATCGGATGCGACTAATTCAATACTTTTTTGTATATTTGCAGTGTCAGATATGAAATATAAGGATTCACGATGCTATTTTATAGAGGAACGTGATGCTGATTTATTGAGGGCTTACAAAGAAATTATTAATGTAAGAGACAATATCAGACTCTCAGAGATTGAGGAAAAGCTAGCCCAATCTCCGAGCAGAAGATTTTGGGTTTCAGAAGACCGTGCTTATATAGTCATATTAGACTTACTGAAAGGAAAACCTCTTGATAACATGATTCCTACCCGAAAGGAAATGTATCAGGAGATTTTCAGACGATTCCAGATTCATAAGAGTAATGAGCCATATCTGAGTAATATGGATATTATCAAACGTGTATGTGCTGAAAAAGCACCCAGTTTCTATTTGACTCCTCAAAGCATACACGTAATTCTTAGCAGGGTGAGAAAGGAGGAGAAGCAAAGATGCTACGAGATACGAAAGAGAAGATTGCGCTTTATGCTGGGTACATTATAATAATGTGTATCACTTTTCTTGGATATGATGGCATGGGTCTCTCAGACGGTTGCTCTATTCAGAACCGACTAAGCTACCCTTTCTTTCATCAGAACATCTTTCATGCTGCCATCAACCTTTATGTTTTCCATCAATGCTACCGAGCCATCCCTTGTGGCATCGGTCACTTGGTGGCATTCTATCTCATAGCCATCAGCTATCCCTTCACCTCATCCGTACCAATCATCGGTCTCAGCGGATTTATCTATGCTTACATGGGCTTTATCGCCCCCTACGTGGAGAATAAGGTAAGATACAATCTCACCATTCTCCTATATATCTGTGTTGGAATCTTCTTCCCTTGCATGGCAGTTGGAGTCCACATCTATTGCTATGTACTTGGTCTGTTGTGGGGTTATTTAAATGCACCGCTATGCCAAGACAAGTAACCGCCAAACTGACTGATGCTGTAGACAAACATGTACTGAGCATCCTGAAGGAGAACGAGAAACGCATCAAGGAAATCAACACACCCTTCAATCCTATCAAGGGTGAAGGTTGTGGAGACAAGCGATTCCTGCTCTTCCTTCCTGATTTCCCGATTCAGAGACAGCAGCTTCCAATTTCCATGAAGAAGATTCCGCTCGTCAAGATGCTCATCGAGTTTGGTAGTTGCAAGGCTGTAATCGAGGAACTGCACAAGGATATAGACGAACCATACGACCTAGAAGAAGAGATTGAGCAACTGGTGGAGCAGTTTACTCGCATCAGGATGAAACACGACCCTTTCTTCTTCTTTGCCACATTCATCTATATCAAACCGAAAGGTGGAGGTCTCCCCTTCCGCTTTGTGCTCAGAAGACCGCAGCGAAGACTGCTCAGGTGGCTGGAGGAGCGAAGAAAGGAGAATCGCCCTATCCGACTCATCCTGCTGAAAGCCCGACAATGGGGAGGTTCTACGGTTATTCAGATGTACTTCCTATGGCTGCAACTCATGTGGCAGAAGGGTCTCAACTCGCTCATCGTGGCTCAGGTGAAGGACACAGCAGAGACTATCCGAGGTATGTTCGAGCAAGCTCTGAAAAACTTTCCTACCAAGTTCCTCTACGAAATGGGAGAAGCGTTCTCTGAGAACGAACCGAAGTTTGTTGGAGTGGGAACATCAGGTAATGTAAAGAAGGTTCCTCAGCGATTCTGCAAGATTAAGGTTGGTTCCATGGAACGACCACTATCAGCCAATGGTGAAGACTACAACTTGGTTCACCTTTCCGAGGTTGGTTTGTGGAAAAAGACGGATGGTAAATCTCCTGAGGAGGTAGTACAGAATGCTACCAATGGTATTTTGTACCGACCATACACGATGATTGCCTATGAATCCACCGCCAATGGTACTGGCAACTTCTTCCACAAGGAATGGCTTGCCGCCAAAAAGGGACAATCTCAGTTTGAACCATTCTTTGTTCCTTGGTACGAGATATACGATATGTATCATCTTGAATTTGAAAGCAAGAAACAGAAGGTAGAGTTTGCCAAATGGCTATATGAGAACCGCAACAATACCAATACGATGTCCGACCGAGAGGAGCCATGTACCTATCTTTGGAAGTTGTGGACGCTTGGTGCTCCACTGGAAGCCATCAACTGGTATATTGCCGAGCGCAAAAAGTTCACCGACCATGCTGATATGGCTGCTGGCTACCCTACCGATGATATTGAAGCATTCAAGCATTCAGGAGCCAAGGTGTTTGCCGAAGACAAGGTTGACAAGTTCCGCAAGGGATGCCGAGCACCTAAGTTCATCGGTGATGTTTATGGTGATGGCTACAAGGGTAAGAAGTGTATGCAGAATGTCCGATTCTGTGAAGACAAGCAGGGGCAGTTGTGGATATGGAGCAAGCCTGAGACCTTTGATGATTGCAAGGTGATAAACCGCTATCTGGTCGTAGTGGATATTGGTGGACGTAGCAAGAATGCCGACTGGTCAGTTATCTGTGTCTTCGACCGCTATTGGATGATGGAAGGTGGCAAGCCGTATGTGGTAGCCCAATGGTATGGGCATATTGATATGGACTTGCTGGCATGGAAGGCGGCTCAGATAGCCAAATACTACAACGATGCTCTGTTGGTAATTGAATCCAACACATTGGAGACAAAAGACAAGGAGCGCATCTTGGAAGGTGGTGACCAGTCTGAGTTCATCCTGAACCAAATCAAGGACGTATACGACAACCTCTATGCACGCAAGCAGAGTGAATCAGACATCAAGAATAAGGTTCCAGTGAAGTACGGATTCCATACCAACGTGGCAACCAAGCCGATGGTTATCTCAGTATTGGTTCAGGTTATCCGTGAACAACTCTATGTAGAGCGAGACGATAGATGCTTAGATGAATATCTCACATACGAGAAGAACGGAACCGTATACGAGGCAGCAGACGGAAAGCACGATGATTTGCTCATGACCAGAGCCATCGGACTCCACATCTGTTTCAACGAAATGGAAATGCCTAAGATGATTCAGATTCAGGCTAGAGTAATGAGAAGAAAGGTTTCTGTTTCGGCAGCAACCATCATATAGTTTTACGAACAAATAATTATGATTATGAAAGTAACAAAAATTTTCAAGCGCATCAAGTGCGAAATCATGTACCGCCAAGCTACGGCTAAGGCAGACTACGCATCCAAGAAGAACAATGGTGAAATCTTCTATGTTCTTCCTACGCAGAAGGGCAACCTGATGATTATGAACCGCCCTCTATTCGAGGCATTCAAGAAGACCAAACTGGTAGACAACGACATGAAAGTCAGAGACCTCTTCAAGGATTGTGTCTACCATACCAACTGCAAGAGTGAGAAGGGAAAGCGCAGCCGCAAGCGCAAATTTCTCAGATGGAAGGGCTTAATCTAAAATTTTTCTGCCCTAAATAAACGGATAAAAGATAGGTTGAGAAAATTCTGCCTATCTTTGTCTATTATTAATAATGTATACGTATATGGATATTTATAAGATTGTTAAAGGTAACAGCTTCGACCTTTTCATCAAGCTACAGAAAGCCTACATCAGCAAGAATAAGCAGATGTTGGAAGATATTGACGTAGCTGCCATCAGTAATCTAGAAGTACACCTTACTGATGCCTTTGGAGAGTGTGTAGCAAAAATGCCTTTTGTTCAGAGAGGAACAAATAATAGTGAAGTAGAACCGAGTGACATTTGTGTCAAGTTCCCACCATTTCTAGAGGAAGGACTATATGGCATTACCATTCGTGGCAAGTACAACGGAAACGACATCTGTAGCATCGAGCACCGCCTTTTCCGTATCGTGGAGCGAAATGGCAAGTCTCATATTCCTCTCGGCATCGTAGAGGGTGAAATGGGAGGTATGTACAATGCGAAGTACTGGATAGAACTGAACAATCAGAATGATGCTGATGTGGACGATACAAATGTATATCTGGAAGCGTCACCTTCTGTTATTGCTTATGATGGAACAGAACACACTATTAAACTCTCATGGCAAATTAGGAAGAATGGTATTGATACTATTCCCGACAATATTAAGATTATTGACGGAAGTAATATCATTGAACCTAAGACAACTGATACGTCAGCCAATGTTTCACGTTCACAAGTAGGTTCATACGCTTTCCATATCATAGTCACGATGAACGGAAAAATATATAAAAAAACTGCTTTTGTTACAATCGGAGCAAAGACCATGTATGGTGCATCATCTTTATCAGATGCAAACGAACTAGACCTATCTGTACTGAACGGAAGTAATACTTCTTTGGTCAATCAGACGATAACGGTTACTACAACAGATGAAAACGATGTAGTTTGGTTTATTTCAGACACTCCATTACAATTCATTCAGGGAAACGTTGAAGCTGATTTCCATGAAACGATTATTGGTGCATTATATTATTATAATTCAGACCCACTTATTGCTGGTGACAATACTTATACAATAAAAGCAAAATAAATATGGTAAAATTAGGTAGTACGCTAGAATCTTCAAGAAAAGACAAAAGGTTAGCAAATTCAGATAATATATATGACAAGAAACTAGGCAAGATGCAGGAGAAAATCAACCAAGAGGTTTCTTCTCTATCTCCCGTTGACGAAGAAGACCTTACTAGGTCATACAATGATAACGGACGTTCTGTAACCAAATTTGCCGACCGTTCCTATTCTCCTCAGAATTTCAGCGGCAAAGGCTACAAGATTCTACGCAAGAATATCAAGCTAGTCTCTCTTGCCACAACAAAAATAATAGTATTATCAGTCCCAACATCTGATGGTTACATATCTTTCATCATTAATGGTGTAGAAACACTAGTAACAATGAAAGTTGCAACAGACTCTACTACCGATTTAGTTGCACAGAAAATTGCTGAAAAACTTACCACGACAATGACTGAGTATGAAGTATCAGTAGATGCTTCACTCATAACTCTTACAAGAAAGTCTGGTGGCTCCGTAACTCCTTCTGCATTCTCTGCAAGCACTACTGGTGTAGTTTGTGGTGTTACTGACAGTACCAAAAGAGAGTTCAGAAATATCCTAACGGCAGTCATGATGAATCTGCCTAATACTATCTATGAGGTAAGATATGACTTTAGCCTAGAGGGTGCTACCATAGAAGTGCCAGAGAATTGTGAACTTAAGTTTTGTGGAGGAACCTTGAATAATGGTAAAATTATCTTTAATGGTACTTTTATAGATACAAATAGAACTTCTACATTTAAAGATATATCAATCAGTGGTTCACTCAAAAATACAAATATTAAAATTGATTGGTTTTCTAGCAAAGATATAGCTACGTTAAATGAAATCTTAGAAATAAGATATTCAAGCATCCCTGATATTTATATCAATGGAACTATCATGGCTAAAGAACCTATAAAAATAAACAGACCAGTCAATATATATTGTGATAATTTTGAGTTTCATCAATCAATATGGGGCTATCCTGGAGTAATTATCAACAGTTCAGATGTTGCGATATATGGAAACATTTCGGTATATTCAGATGTTGAAGAAAGGACTGCAATCACTAATGTATACTTTCCTAATATCGTAGATAAAAAGTCTTCTTCTTCGGCTATATTCTTAGGCTCTTTATCTGAACCTAAACAAATAAAAAATATACATATTGAAAAATGTTATTTACATAACTTTATAGCAGGAATCACGTCTCATGGAAGTTATGCTGGAGATTGGGGTACACAAAATGTAGAAATAAACTACTGTTATATAGAAAATATAGATTTTGGAATATTTGGTACATCTTGGTATGGACTATTTATTAATATGCTAGAATTTAAGAACATAGCATCTTATATTAATTCAGAAGACCCTTCTCATGTAGTTTATATTACAGGAGGCGATAATGAGATTTTTTCAGAGAATATCGTTATTAATAATCTCGTAGGTACTGGTTGCATATCTAAAAATGAAGATTCAGTTTTAAGCTTGAAATCATGCGTGAGTTTCAGATGTTTGAACTCAACAGTTAATAACATAGGTTATTTCGCAGCTATTCTAAATTCCAAATGTGAATTAAGCAACATACACATAGACACTGCTGTTAACATTCTTGTAGCTCAATTAGAAGGTACAATTTGTAATGTTAGAAATGTTATAGCAAGAAATGTGAAAGCTTCTGCATTTTCTTGCTCCATAAATGCGACATTAAAAGTAGCTGATTGTGATATTGAATATACTGGAGAAATTATGCCAAGTAATAAAGGTGTAAATTACGTTTCAGATGGTGTAGCAGAGTTTAGAGACCTCAAAATAAAAACACCAGATAATTCCACAGCACTACTTGTCTTTTATAATTCTTCAGATGTAAATAGCAAATTGACTATATACAATCCTATTACAAATATGGATATAGTTGGTTTGGGCACTGGCGCATATTCAAGTAATATTAAAGTATACTTAAACCCATCTAATGTTGATACGGAAAAGATTGTCAAAACAGCTTCTTTACTCCGTTTAAGTGTTATATTGCTTGAAAGTAATGAAGGAATTAAAACCACAGAATCCGCTTATATCAATGAGTTTTTGGTAAGTAAAATAGTAGAAACACAAAGTTCTACAACAAAAAGGATTTATGCTCCAAAAAATCAAATTTTGATTCTGAGAAATGGTGGAAACTGCACTCTTAAAGATAGTGACGATTTTATACTTAAACAAGCAAATTTCTATAAAGCTAACTGTTGGAATACTCTTGCATTTATTTCAACTGGCGCAAATTCTATAGAAGAATTATTCTGTGACTATCATCCAAGTGGTCCGTTTAATGATAAGCCAGAACCAAAAAGAATAGGTTTACAGTATTTCAATACAGACACCCATAAAACTATTACTTGGGATGGTTCTAAATGGTTGAATCCAGATGGAACAGAAGCGACGTCTTAGGAAAAGGTATGCTAACATCAAAGAGACGAGATAGGTTGATTCTTATCTCGCCTCTTTTTATAAGGTGTTACTTGGAGAACATACCATATCCACCAACACCCTCATCCGTATTGAACCTAGAAACATCAAAGAACTTCTCGCATAAACTCCCCATTATATAGCATGGTTCCTCGCTCAACATATCTATTCCATCTTGCTCACAGATATGCGCTACCACATGAAGAAGCTCATGACCTATTGTATTAATGATGCTGCCATCAGATTCACATTTACCAATGGCAAGCACACTCCTTCTTTCAGCTAGGTTGGAATAGGTAAGACCCCTATCTACACTCTCCTTGATTAGATGCTCGTAGGCTTCCGATAATGGATTTCCGTTGCAGCCAATATCAGAAAGAGCATGGCATATCTCATCGGAATCAGGCGGCTGATAACCTATGAAACATACTATGCTCCAATCGTACTTCGGGAGTTCAATCACTCTTCTAATCATAACACATCTTCCCAAGGAATAGGTACACCATTATGGCAGCAATCTGCATAGAATCGGTTAAAGATGAAACCATCCTTCTGGTCGACATCATCCACCATATCCTTGATAAACTGGGCTAGCTGCTCCTCATCCTTGATGGAAGACTTGTAGAAGTCTGCCCTCGCCATATTCGCCACATATACATGGTCGTAGCCTATCTTATTCTTTACCTCTACTCCCTGACCAAGCAGCAAGGCATCCACCTTCTCCTTATCCCAAAACGAGACACTTACATCACGCTTGGAGGAAGGGTCATACTTGTACATCAGGCTAACCGCCCACTCGCACATCTTCTTGCTGAAATGATAGCCATTGTATCTGATATAAGAAACCATTCCCTCAGGTTTGAGGTCATACATATCCAATGGCATTCTGCATTTTCCCATATTGCTGAATATTAAAGGGAGTCTGGTCACGACATAAATGTCGCTACCAAAACTCCCAAGTTAAACACTAGCGACCGCCACCATTGTAGCCGCCACCACCTCTTTCACCATAGCGGTTCGGGTAGTTCCAATCATCGTTCACTTTGTTGAATCTACGTCTGTTCTCACGCTCTTCACGTTCATCACGCTCTCTTCTCCAATCGTCACGATAATCAGGCATACGCTCACCCATACGCTCCTGCTTTATCTTTTTGAGACAAGACATAGCCTTGCTACCCAAACCAAGCATGGATTCGATGTTGTCATACAAATCATCGAACTTATCTTCTGTAATCTCAATCATTACCATAATCTTATGATTTTAAGTGAATAGATAGGAGATTACTTGCTCATGGTCTGCTGGAGCCATCCCATCATCTTGTCAATCTTGCCCTCAATGCCTGAAACCTTACCTTCCAGTTTATTGATTTTCTCGGTCTGTTCCTTATCCTTGGCTATCTGGGGGTTGAGTTGCTGTAGCATTCCCTCACAAGAATCTACTACCCTCTTGTTGTAATCTACGCTCTCCAGTATCGCCTTGGATTGTCTCAGCATGGCATCCACCTCTGCACTCATGGCATCCTTATTGTCGCTAACCACAAGGTTCTTGTCGTTGGCTATCTGTCCGTTTGCTGGCAGTTGCTTGAAATCCACTTCCTCATCACCCAGCTTCACCTTCACGTCCACTACGGTCTCCATAGGCTGAGGAGTAAAGCCGTTGTTAAAGGTAGGGTATTTCGTCTGAGGATTGCTTACTGAAACCACCTGACCGATTCGCAAGTTCGGGTTCTCGCCCTTGTCTAGGACATAGAATAAAGAATTAGTTCTTAAACCTTGAAACATAATATAATCTCCTATTATCTATTCTTGTTAAACAATACCCGACATCATCTGTAGGGTGTTAGTATCTCTCTCAAACCAAAACTGATAAACACCAGTTCCCTGCATGTCTGCAACCGTCAATGGTGCGCCATTATACTTGGTCACAGCCTGAGTACTTCCGTTGGTCTCGAAAAGGATAGGCAGCGTACCAGTCGTTCCAGTCGGAATAGCCTGCATCAGGTTCACGAAAATCGTTCCTCTATAGCTGGCATTCAGGAAGGCGTGGTTTTTGAACGAGAAAACAACATTGTTGGTGTTCACAACCACGCCCGTAGAAGCGATAGCTGCCGAACCATTACGATTCACCCATGTATAAGGTCTTAACCAAAACATAGCAGCCTCCTTTCCTTATTAACCCCAGAACCCTGCATTGTTAGCAGCATTCAAACCATATAAACCTGTTTGCCAAGCGACACAATTTGGAACAGCAGTAAATGGGCTGTAAGGAGTTGTCACGGTCTCAGGCAACTTACACTTGATACCAGCCACCTCGTTCTGCAAGCCAGCCAGTACCTGATTGATAGGAGCCACAGCCTGACCAACAATCTGAGAGGTCATAGCAGAAGACTTGAAGGTGCTGTTCTCTTCACGAAGAGCATCAATCTTGTTCTGTAACTCTCTCATTTCAGCTTGCTTCTGTCCGTCAACGATGGTCTGAGTACTCTCCTTGATAGCGTTGTGCAAATCACAAGTCTGTCGCTGAGTCTCGTAAGCTACGTTGGCGAAACCACGCTCCTGACCAGTAGCTACATTGTTGATGGCATTCTGCAAGGTTCCAGTCTGCTGGCAGATAGCCAAGCGGTTCTCGCAGCAGCAGTTGGCAATCTGCTGAGCAATCTGCATATTACCCTGCTGCAAAGCATTGATAGTCTGCATACCGCTCATACCAACCTGATTACCTACACTCTGAACCTGAGAGGTCAAGGCAGAAATGGCACTCTGAATCTGACCTTCGGTGCAGTTCAACTGAGTAGCCAAATTGCTGAGTGCATTGCGGTTGCCACCGATGGCATCCATCAGGAGACCACGACCATAGTCATTGTTAATCTCGTTTGCGAGACCACCACGACCATTATTGCCGAAACCTCCCCAGCCGTTACCTCCCCAGCCCATGAGGAAGAAAAGGAAGATTACCCACATGAACCATCCACCTTCGCCACCGAAACCATTGTTTCCTTTCATGGCAAGGAGGACATTTGGGTCAACACCCTGCTTCTGGAGCAGAGGTGCAAGAAGACCTAGCATCCCATTGTTAGATGTAGAGCCTTCGTTTCCGAATACATACGTTTTACTTTCCATATTATCCTGAATCTTTTGTTAAACATTAATTGATTAATACTACGTAACGTTACGAGCACAAAGTTACGAATAATATGGATAGAGATTGATAAACTCGTAAAAGATTGTATAAGTGTGTGATTAGCAAAGATTTATGGTTACGGATAAGGTCGTAAATATACAGGAGGGGCGATTGGTCTCTCCTATATATATAATGTGTAGCTACTCCTAGAGGTTTATGCCATACTTTCGTGATAGCTTACGGAAGAAAGCCTTCTTGTTGGCAAAGTATCGGATAAGCGACTTATTCCACTTCTTTTCATGCCCGAACTGGTCGTGGATGCCTTCGGGTATCTTGCCATCATGAACATACTTTTCAAAGGATGAGATAGACTTGCCCATTTCGTGAGCACACCAGCCCTTGTTGGCTTGCGTATCATTCATCATGGCAGTAAGAAGTGCCACCAGTTCCATATCATTCTCTGATAGACCGCAAGGGATAGGTTTGCCTTCCGCTTGGGCAACTGCTGATTCGTGAGCCTTATCTGCGAGAGCACGAAGTCCAGCTTCGATGATGCTGTAATTTACTAATTGCGACATAAGCGTATAAAATTAAAATGAGTGTAATCAGGAACATATCACAATAGTACATATTATTTGTGATAACGATAGAGCCAAACATGATGTGTATCACATTGACTCCTGCGATATAGAGTATCGGGATGCGCCACTCTACACACAATCTGTGCAACACCTGACCTTTCCAAAGAGAAATCGGGTAAAGAATGTAAGTGATGAAGTAGAAGAACCAGACTGGTTCCTCATTCTCTTCGTACCATAGTGTTATCTCCATCTTGTTGTCATAGAACTGAGATACACCATACCATCGCATAAGCATGACCAATATAGGCGCATACTTGAAATAAAGCAAGTCCGTCTTAATCTTGCTTCGTTCAGGGAGAAGTTTAGTAATCTCTCCAATTAACTTCTTGACTCGTAGGTCTTCGTCTTCTTGTCTCATAAGCCATTGTTTTTTTTAAGTTTATATGTTTGAGATTCTTTTGCTGATTTAATCAAAAATTCTTAGAGGTAGCAAATATAATAAGAAACTAGTAAACAGATACATTTACGCACAACTTTAAAAGTTAAACTTTATAAATATTTACAGATTGATAGATTTAGATGATTTTAATAGGCGATAAGTTTCAGATTAAAAGCAATTATCCCCCGAAAGCCTAGCACTTTCAGGGGATAGTCATATATGTATTACTTCTCAGTCTTCGCCTTCTGGTTAGCCACAACTACCTTGTTAGCCTTCTCCAGCACGGAAAGAATCTTCTTTCTCAGGTCACGAATCTGTTTCATGTCCTCAGCGTTGTAGGCATCCTTACCATCATCCAAGAAACCTTTCTTCAACTCAGAAATCTCCTGCTTATCAAGAGAAATCTCATCAATGGCATCAATGGCAGCCTTGTTGGTGTTGTAGTAGCCATCGCTCTGACTAGGAGCCGTATCAACCAAGAGGTCATAGGAAGTCTTGAATCCGTTCAGCTTGGTGTAGAGTTGTTTCAGCTTCAAGTCCTCGAAATCATCCTTCGGAGTAGCATGAGCCTTGTATATATCCTCGGCATTCAACTTGTGAGGTCTATACTCCTCCCCACTCTCCTCAGCACGTTCCTTCTTCTTGTCTTCCTCATACTTCTTCACCTTCGCATCATCCTGCTTGTACTGCTTATACTCCTCAGAGCCGTAGAACCGCTCCAGCATAGAGTAATCGCCATCCACCTTAGCTTGTTTCTTCAACTTGCTCAGGGTATTGGCTGCTCGGTCGTGATTCTCCTTCATATTCCAGAACTCATCACCTTGTTTCTTAGTAACCGGTCTATCATCAGGATTGCTGACGAACTTACTGAATAATGGAATATCAGCCACTTTGATTTCCTTCGGGTCGTTGAGTGACTTAGTAAGAACACCGAGCACCTGACTGCCCATGGTGTAAGCACCACCGAGATAAGAAGACAATACATGGTCAACCACAGCAGGGTTGTTCAGATTGTATCTTGGGTCACCGAAAGCATCAATGCTGTTCTGCTGCACATCAGGATAGTCGTTTCCGATTGAGTTAACCATCTTGGATGCACGTACCAGCCAATCAGGAGTGCCCACGTATGCCTTAGTAAAGTTCGGGTCATACTTGTTGTACTCTGTGTCCTTGAATAATGGCTTGCCAGTGAAGTCAACATTGAAAGCCAACTCGAAGATAGGGCGAATAGCATTCGGCATCAGACTGACCGCAATATTTCCGTCATAGCCAGTAGGGTCAAGCGGAAGCATATCCACTACCTGACCGAGCAAGTCTTCTGCATACTGGCTCCAACTTTCCTCAGCCAACTCGCCACCCATCATCTTGGATGCAATCATATCTCCTACTCCATAGAAGGCACGGAACTCCTGAGCAAGAGGAATCTTTATATACTCATGAGTGAACGGAACCCACATGATAAGGTTGTTTCGTCTATCCCACTTTGTGAACTGCCAGTACTTATCCTTATCATCATCACCACCCAACATACTCATCAGGGCAGCGTTAACGATAGGAACCAGCACACCACTCGCCAACCATGATGCAGTAACAGCCGTGAACTTGAAAGGATGATGCTTAACAAGCGCACCCAAGGTCTGCAAACTCTGTACTGCTGGGTTAATGAAGAGATAGAGGTTTCTAATCATCTGCCAGCCATATTCGCCAGTTCCCTTGCGGTTGAAGTTCAGGGTCACGTCCTTGGCATCATTCACAGCCTCATCAATAGAACGTCCATACTGAATAGAGGTCATGTAAACTGCAAATCGGTTACTATCCTCGATTGCTCTATTCAGGAACTCGATACCATCCATGATGGTGTGCCCTACCTTCACTGGGTTCGCCTTCCATCTATCCAAATCCTTCAAGTCATTCTTGAATTTCTTCTTCAAGTCTTCCACGTCAAGAGAAGAGACAAAGCCAGTCTCGCCACCATTCATCATGAAGTCATAGAACATCTGTTCCTTAGGTGTAGCGTTTCCGTTGTTTACCTTATCTCTCAACTTGCCGTTCTGATAGTCTCTCAGTACGAAACCGAGATTCCAAGAGGTAGCAAGATTCTTTCTGAGCAGATAGTTGTATTTTGCATCCTCACGAATAGCGGTAGATGCCAGCGTCATGGTCAGGTCTCGGAAGTAGTTGGAAGGGATGAAGAGAGGTGAAAGACTGGTATAGGCAGCAGCCATCTTTCTGCCCAACCAAGCAGCAGCCCTATCCAGTTTGCCGCTCTGAATCTCTCTTACTCGGTGTGCTCTGGTATTGTTCATCGCCTGAGCCAACTGAGGGTCACCATTCACATAGATAACGTACTCCTCGCCATCCTTCATCACTCGCACCTCATGTTCTCTCTCCTCGCTGTTAGTCTGAGGATAGGCTATGTTCAATCCGTCTCTCTTCTGAGTAGCATCGCCAGTCTGAGCCATCTTCTCCATCTTCTTCTCGAAAGCATCAATGGCAGCCTTCACCTGATTGCTATCCATCTGAGAAGTAATCTGAGGTGTAGCAGGAATCCACTCCTCGTTGCCGTTATCATCAACACTCTTCACATACCAAGCCTTGCTCAGGGTAAGAAGAGAGGTAGGATGATTCTGAGCCAAGAGCATCAGGTGTTGTTTCACCCAGTTCTTGTTGTTGAGCAGGATTCCACTCTCTGCCATGTTCTCGATGTATGTGATAGGGTCATCAGCGATAGAGGTTCGTCCATGTGCCGTTTTCAAGGTCTGATTGAAAGCACCCTTGCCGCCACCGATATAGTCCCATACTTGGTCGGCAGTAGTACCATCCCAGCCACGGAGAGGAATATAATGGCTATACATATCACGCACATACTGGTAAGTATCTTTGCTCATCATGCCAGCCTTATAGCCATCACGGAGAATCTTCTTGGTAGCCGCATTCGTTGCATCCCAGAGGTCGTGTGTCTCAGCTACATACTTACTCTCAATATCCTTTACCAGTTTGTGGGCAGCTTCCTCGAAGTCTGAGCCGTCAAAAAGAGCAGACAAGCCTGAGTAATCGTAGGCGATACCATTCTTGTCGTAGCGATAGTCCATATATGATGGAGAATATTTCACCCTAAGTGCATTGTCTCTCTGTCTCCAAGTAGTGAAGTCTACTCTGCCAAACTCTAGGTCGCTATCATTAATGATACGGTTCATATCGCCCTTGTAAGCCTTGTATGCTGCACTCCTCTGATCCACGTCCTCATAGTCAGCTTCCAGAGACTTCTTGAAAGCCATCTGTGCATCACGCTCCAAGCCATGCTTAGCCATCATGTAGATACGAACATTATCATAGCTATCGCCCAGTACCTTCTTCATCTGATGATAAGCCTTTCTCAATGGCTGCAAGAACTCATTATTGTACTCCTCAAACTCGTTCTTTCCCTTGCCGTGACTGCGGTTCTCGGCAGTATAGGCATCCTCAGCCATGTTCAGGCGGTCAACACCCACTTCCTTCATGATAGCTTCCTGAGCCTTGCGGATAGCCAGCATACTATCTTGGAAGGCGATTCTTTTGAGTACAGAACCACGCTGCAACTCTCGGTTGAACTCTCCAAGGGCAGTATCATCACTCAGAAGATACTGCTCGTAGGTTGGAGCAGTCTTCCACAGAGCCATCTGCTTTCGGTACTCGTCCACTCTTCTCAGGAAGTCAACGGCACTCTCGCCAGCGTTGCGTTGTGGGATGGTTGGTCGCTTGGCATCCTTAGGTAGATTGTTATCCTTCTTCCACTGGTTCAAGTCATGCTCAAACTGGTCATAGCGCAAGGAGAACTTGGTGCTGCCTTCATCAGGAGTAGTTGGGCGCAAGGTGTTCTGCAAAAGAGGAGCAATCACATGTTCCGTCAACTGGGTAGGGATTCCGTTGCCGATGATGGTATGGCTCAGGTTCTCAGAGAATGGCATCTTATAATCATCGCTCACTCCTGATACTCTTGCGAGCACTCTACCCAAGGCACGATATACCTTACCGTCAGGCATCACAATCACATCACCACTCTTGGTTCTGAGTGTTGGCAGCAGTTCATTAGCGAAGGCATGAGGAATCTTGCCATCGGCATAGGCACTACCCATCACATACAATGGCTTGTTAATGTTTCGCCAGTCAATACCATCAGCCTTCAAGCGAATATCCATCCAAGGAGCCACACCATTCTTCTTCTCTGTCAGGGTCGGGATAATATCAGCCACAGCTTCATACCATCCGCTCTTGCGTGCCATCTTCTTTGGCTTTTCAGGGAGTTTTCCATCACGAACCGCACGGACAATCAATCTCTCTCGGTTGGTGTAGCCGCCATAGTCAGCAGCGTTATACACATCTGCATCCCAAGTATAGCCGTTGGCATCAAGCGCATCCGTGATAATCTTCATCGCTTCCGAATCCTTATATCCCTTCACGTTCTCAATGGTCACCACCTTTGGCTTGATAGCATTGATGAACTCGGCAGTACTAGCAGCAGTTTCCTTGTCAAGTTCCACCTCAGCATGGTTACTCTTCGCCTGAGAGTAGTTCTTGCAGACTGGGCTGGCATGGAAGTACTCCACCTCGCCATCAATCTGTTTCACCAACTCCTTAGGGTCAACATCACGAACATCAGCAGTAACGATGTGCTGCCCGAAGTTGTTGCGATATACACCGCTTATCTTCTCATCATACTCAACTGCCAAAACTGGGTCGATGATACCCTTCAAGCCCTCCTCAACAAGACCGCCACCGCTAAAGTAGGTTCCAGCCTTAATGAGAGTGCCATCAAGGTTCTTCAAAGAAAACTTAGGGTCACGCTCTATAGCTTCTGCAATATGTATAGCCTTCTTGTTGGCTTGTTTCCATCCCTCAGGCTTCGCCATCATAGATTTCAGAGAGAAACGAATATCATTGTTGTCGGCAGAGAAATCACCATTGTTATTCTCGGCAGACTTGATTTGGTTGGCATCCAGAGCACAATAGGAAATCTTGGTAGGCTCATAGCTATCATCCACCTCTTCAACAAAGATGGCTCCATCATAGCCTTTCTCCTTAATCTTGTCAGCCATGCCCTCTTCATCCATGATACCCCAAAGATTGTCCTGAGTGTCCATTCCCACCATGTACTCCCAGCCAGTCACATCTTCGTAGATTCTATCATAGTCTTCGCCAGTCAAATCCATCGGTCTTCGGATATTCAGGAAGCAAGGAACCACATTAGCCTTGCCGCCACGATGTCTAGACGAATTGGATGCAAATTCCTCAGCTAAGCCCTTATCAGGAGAGAAGAAGAATCCCTCAGCCTTCACCTTGTCTTCAAGCCCCATAATAAAGCGGACACCCTCCTTCTTCTCAAAGGTGTTGAACTCGGCACTTCTGCCATGCCAAACCACCATAGGTTCGCCATTCTCATCCACCACCTTGGAAGCATTCTCAGGGTCATTCTCCCAATCACCGAACCAGTTCTTGAAGTTGGTAGTACGGACTGTTGCCCATTGTTCTGCATCCAGTTTGGTCTTCTCACCATTAGGAGCAGTCATATAGGTTCCGTTTGCCTTGGCATCAGCCACAATCTTCTCCTTCTCTGCTTTCAGAGAGAAACGGATATTGTCGCTACTCTTGATAGCTTCATTGAAGGCACGACTGCGGTCACCTTCCTTATTCGGGTCGTAGTCATACATTGGTAAGCCAGCATTCTCTATGCCCTTGCGTACATCTTCTCCTAAGTTGTCAGGAACCACGGCAGCAGCAAACTCGTTTAGACGGAGAGGTCTGTTGTACTTAGTTTCAAAGTACGCACTCTTCAACTCAGTCTGTACTGCATTCTTCAAAGCATCCAGTTTCTTCATGAAGGTAGGAGTAAGGGTAATGCCATATTCTTTCTTGGCATACTTCTTAGGGTCAGACTGCAATACAATATCATGAAGTCTCTGCTCACCATAGAACACATCATTATACAAGAACTTGGCAAGGTCATAATAAACCTCACTCCATTTCTCGTAAAATTCTTCCTTATCCTTATTAGAAGACAACTTGTCCTTGTTGGCACGCATTTCGTCTGTAGAATCAACACGACTAGCCAACTTTGCGATAAAGCTACCAAACGAGGTATATTCGCTTCCATTGGTCTGCCCATCTGCTTCTTCCCTCATAGCCTTTGAAACATTTTCAAGAGTCTCAGGCACATACTTTCGGGAACCATCCTTAGTATAGCCACGGAAGATACGGTTCTTCGTTCCGAACTCATCCAGTTTGTTCTCCTGCCATCTGATGTAATCATCATAAAGACCATTCTTGTTGACGTAATTACTAGCCTTCACCTTAGATAGATAGAAGTCATACTTCTTGGTATCGTTATGCTCCTTCACAATATCCTCAACAACCTTCTTTACATCGGATTTCTTTGGTGTACCATTCTTGTTAAGAAGACTTGGCGCATAGTCACGCTCAAAGATTTCCTTAGTCTGTTTTCTTACTTGTGGATTGATAGGGCTAGCCTTAACGCCAGTCTCCTCATACATCTTTCTTCTTACCTCCAAAGAAACCTTTTCCCATGTAGGGTAAATGATGGCATGCTTAGCCAAACTTGTAACCTTTTCATTCAGTTCAGGGTCATTCTGCATACTGCCCAGAATATCCTCGGCAGTAGGATGGTCACTGATAATCTCTTTCCAGCGATAATCAACATTAGAATCATACGCTTTAATATCAATGCCCTTTTCTTTAAGATACATCAACTCCCAAGCAGGAACACCATTGTCTTCCAATACATCTTTGGTCTGTCTCTTAATCTCTGCCTTAGCCGCACTAGGATATTCAAGGCTGTCAACCCAGTCTTCAAACTTCTGACTGCCCTTTTCGCTCATTTGCCGCTCTACGGAAGGATAACGCTGAGTATAGGCATCAGTTATCCATGTACCGCCAGTCTTGCCAGTACGCTTATCCAAAAGGGCAGAAGGAGCGATGAAGGAAATCTCTCCAAAGTTGTTGTGACCACTCTTGTTGGTATCAATAACAGCCAAAGAAGGATTGGCAAAGCCACCCAGTTTCAAAGCCTTTCTCAGCTTCTCCTCAGTAATGTTATGCACTCCTGCAAGAGTTTTTTCGTCCTTCAAAGAGAAACGAGGTTCCGCTACTGCCTTAATCTGTTTATCTAATTCTTTATACTTATTAAACAGACTATCCAACTCATCCTGATACTTCTCGAAAGATTTGCTTCTCAAATTATCCCAAACATCATAAGGAATATCGTTTTCAGAAGACAAACCATGCTCGTCCATATACTCCTTCATCAGTTGCTTGTTGTATTCAACACGCTCTTCGCTCTTTGATTTGTAGACATCCTCGACTTCATTCCGTTCCTTTCTCAATCCGGCAGTCTTCTCTTTGTTAGCCTCACGTTGCTTGAAAGCCTTATATCTATCCTTATAAGTAATAGACGATGGTTCGTCTTGCTTGTATTCATGATACTCAGCACCACTTTCGTTGTCGGCATTTTTGTTTACCACCACATCAGGAGCATTGAACTCGTCAGGAACATCACCCTTCACTTCATTCACTTGATCAGCAAAAGGTCGGTCGAGGTCAAAGAGTTTGTAGTTACCCCAAGCATCCTTATACACATCATCCAATTCATTATGAACCGCCTTATTATAGAATCGTCTCCATCGGTCAACCAACACTTTCTTCTCGTAATACTCAGGATAACTTGAAGGATTGTTCATATCCACCAGAGCATAATGAGAAGACTTGTTAGGACGGAGTTTGGAAGCATATTCATAAGCATCCTCAGCCGCTTTTCTCTGCTTCTCATTCTTGATTGAGAACTTCAAAGAAGGATGATTCAGGAACTCATCGAAAGTTTTTGGAGCCTCAACATCAACTTTTTCGCCATTTTCCTTGGCAGTTTCAGAAGAATTGTCTATCTTTGCAGCAGATTCCTTGGATTGGGAGAGAGCTGTGTCACCTCCCAACGAAGAAGTGGCAGTGTCCATACTCTTGCCATTTTCCAAGGATTCTCTTTTCTCGTATGCAGTCAACAACCATTGTTCTCTAGGTTCACCCTTATACTCCTTACTTACAACAGCAAAGTGAGTAGGCGATTCCAACTTGATACGATTGTCGCTTTCCTGAACAACCTCCATACTATCTATGATAGACTGCAAATTGTCAACGACCTCAGGATGCTTTCTCAGAATCTTATCAAGACCAGTCTTTTTATCTCCCCATACCAAAGATATATCACCAATAGTATGATGATGTAGTGCAGCAGTTGCCTCACCGCTACCAAGTTTCTTCAAAAACTCTATAGCTGCTTTAGCTTTACCACGGAACTGATTATATATATTTCCGAAAGCACCAACACCTACTGGCTTTATATCCTTCAACGAGAACTTTACTTTAGCATAGTCTGCAAATGGCTTTAGCTTACGATTGCTCGTATCAAGCCACTTGTCGAACTCATCCTTGCTTGCTCCAGTAATATTACCAAGACCTTGCCAACCATCGCTATAATTGGCGAGATAAGCCATTTTGGCATCATCTATGGAGTCATAGCCGTACATCACCTTATGCTCATCAAACGAGCCATCAGGATTTACTTGGTCAACGACAAACACATCACCATTCCAATTATCAAGGTCTGCCTTGTCATTGATGAACATATCCAAATGGTCACCATCCTTGCCAAATTTGCCACGGATATATCCATAGGTATCGTGCATGGTAACTTTCCATTCTTTACCATCGGCATCCTTGCCTGAGCGAGTTGAACCCTTTGGATTTTCTATAGTGTAATCGTAGCCACCGAACTTGATGTGTCCCTTCTTGTAGTTGCCACTCTCCTTCTGTGCGTCAGATGGATTGGTTTCTGTTTCTTCAATAGCAGACTTCAAACGGAGAGAGAACTTGGTATGACTAGTAATCTGGGCGTTGTTCTCGTCAAAAATAACATAGTTCATCTTGCCTTCCTTGTTGCCGCCAGTATTGCGCTGGGCGATAACCTTCACACCAACAAAGCCAGCCTTGGAGAGAAATTCGCTTGCAGCCTTGTCGCTACCGACACCAAGGTCACTAGCTAGCTGTTTATACAATCCACCTCCAGTAGTAGAAGGTTCAACCGTAATCTTCCCATCTAACTCCTTTCCGTTTGCATATTTAGTATATACATCAGTTCTTAAGCCATACATTTCATGCTTTTTATATTCCCAGCCATTAGCCTTGAAAACCTTTGGCAGACGCATAATCTTGGCAGCACCTAAAGGCTCATCCCAACCGATGTAGTTGCGACCAGTATCCTCAGGAATATCAACAGAGTAGAGGTTGCGCTCAGGCATCAATTCTTCCATGCGTTTCTTTGCCTTTTCAAGCACATCTTTATCATTAGGAAGAATTGTGTCTTCGTATTTGCTAACTTCTTTTCTAGCAGTTTGCAAGACTTCGTTCCAGTTTTTTAAAGCAGTCTCAAGAAAACCAATACTTATAGTATCACCCGAAGATTTTGCTTCTTCTAATTCCTTTTCAAGATTCTTAATTTTAGGGTGAGCTAATTGCTCTTTTTCTTTTAAGTTTTTAACCGCATTTTTGTAACTGGTTTCAGTAATGTGATAATTGAAATCTGCTTCCCTATACTTATATAACGCTTCCTTATATCCATTGTCACTATGTATTGTAGCATTCGACTTAGCATAAGCCTTGGCAATACCTTCCACCTCGCTTACATAGGTTCCCCAGCCATAAGCCTGAGCACCCTCACCACTACCCATGAAGGAGTGGTCGAACTTGTCAAACGATGCTTGTGAACCATGATAAGCCTTGATAGAGAACTTAGGAGCATCAGCTATTTCCTGATTGATGCTGTTCACAACATCATCAGTAACAATATCGCCCTCCTGAATCTGCTGAGGTTCACGACCAGCATTCTTCACAAGTTCCGCTTGCTCTGCTCTGGTCAAGATACGGTTCACCTTCATCGCACCAGTAATCACCCAAGGGTCAGTCTCAGGGTTCGGGTTGGTACGATACATATAATATCCATCAGTTGGCAGATGTTTCAAGCCAGCCAATGAATGCTGATACTTGCCCGATGGATTGATACCCTCTTGGCGAGCTTCCTCCTGATAATCTACGTCAGCAGCATACTCCACCTCAGCGAAGACGAAGTTCTTAGGGAAGAGAGTCTTGTTGCCCTCAGCATCCTTGCGGTTGAACTGAATAGCGTAAGGCACTACACCAAGATGCCAGCCTGGTCTATAGGCTAGCTTACCGCTACCGCCTTGTGTTCCCTTGCCGCCCTGCTTAACCTGAGGTCTGCCAGTCTTGCTTTCTCCTGCAATAGGAGCAGCATCAGCATCGAGCCATACACCAACTGGAGTAGCTGCACCATCAGGGTTCGCTACCATTGGTGGATATAGTTTGCCATCCTTCAACACGAACACCTTGTAGCCAACACCCTTCTTCTTAGGCTCAGGCTTTTGACGGAGAGAGAAGGACACATCTTCGCCAGTCTCAGAGTTTGTCACCTCGCCCTTGGCTGTCTTCACATAAGCTTGTTCTATAGAGCGGATGATGTTCTTGGTTACATCGTTATACTCAGTACCAAAGAATGCCAACTTAATCTTCTGCAATATCTCATGGATAGCAGCGAGCAGAGGATGAGACATCTTCATTGCAAGAGTATGAACAAGGTTCAAGTCACGAATCATTTCGCCTACCGAATCAGCAACAACCTCCTCAGCATAGTAATCTCTAGCACGTCCAGAGAATCCAGCATCAGAATATCTCTGCATGGTCTTATCTACCGCCTTGTCGAAGGCATCAGAGCCATAGGTATCAAGCACAAGCTGAGTCAACTCATTGTATGCAGCAGGGTTCAGTTTCTTGATTTGATGGGTCATTTCATGACCGAAGATAAACTGAGCACCTTCCTTGATAGAAGAGTCAAGAGTGATGAAGATGGTACGATGAACGTTGCCATCAGCATCCGTAGTTTCCTGAATCCATCCGTTGCCCAACTTGTCTGAGTACTGCCATTGAATGTTAGCACCCATCATCTTAGCCAGTCTCTCGAAAGCCTTGCGAGTCTTCTGCCCTACGATATTGTCAACGACCTTCATATCATCCACCTTATTCTTCTCAACATCAGCATCACTCTCGGTTTCTGTTTGCTGCTTGCCATTTTCTCTAACTAAGAAAGGTGATTTTGTACGCTGTTCACCCAAAGGTTTCTCATCCGTTGCATCCTCAGGAACTTCAATAGTCTTGCTCCCCTCCTTTAAATTGTCAGGGAACTTATTCTGCTCAGGAGTATTTATATTGTCATTTATATTGTCATTTATCTTCTCATTATCCGTTTTGTTAGACAAATCATTAGATTCATTATCCGATTCATTATCCAACTTCGCCTCTGACTTCGCCTTCAACTCAGCCTTTTCATCCGACTTCGCCTTCAACTCGGCCTCTGGCTCAGCCTTGTGCTGCTCAGCATAGGCTGCATCCTCCTGAGCACGTTTCTGCTCTTCAAGTATGTTCTCTGCCTGAGCAATGCGAATATTTTCAACAAAGTTCCTTGCTTCCGATGCCTTAAAACCGCTATTTAGTACACCGATAAGTGCGTTGCGAATATCCTGAGTGTCGAGTGATTCAAGGTTTGATGGACGATTCTCCCACAAGCTATGAACGAGCGCATCAATAGTAGTTCCCTTGCCATCAGCAGCGAGCAACTGGGTCTTGGCAAAGTCTTCTCTGCTCAATCCAGTCTCCTGCTTAACACCCTTGCTTGTATCTGTACCCTCATAGTTAAGAGAGTGAGCACCGAGGTTGCTAGCCACATACTCCTCAGCAGTAAGCGGAGTTGTATCAGTCACGTCAATGCCAGTACTATCATACAGACGATGAAGGAGAGAACCGATGGTATCTCGGTAGAGTTGTGATACAGCCTCAGCATCATCCTTCACCGCACTCTTCAAGCGAGCGAACTTTCTTCTTGCCTTCTCAATGAGTTCCTTTCTACCCTCAGCAGTATCTTCCACCTTGGAAAGTTGTCGCTCATTATAGGCATCACGAATAGCGATAGCAGAGTCATAATGTGCTTGGGCATCAGCTATGGCAGCTTCCTTCTCCTTCTTGCTTGCAACCAGCTCAGAAGGTTTAGTGCCAGCCAACTTCTTATTCTTTGCTTGCTCCAATACTTTCTTAGCCTTCTTTATTTCTCCATCCAGCCAATCATCTGCATCCTCACCGAGGTTATTATCATACCACTCAGCAGCATGAGTAGCATCAGTCTGACTAAGGTCAACCTCTCCATTCACATCAACTGGGATAGGAGTTCCATCCTCAAATGTTAAGCTTTCATTATTTTCATTGCCGTTTGCAGAAATGTTTGTATCTTTGCTTTCAGAAGAGCCAGCAGCATCCTCTTGGGAAGTTGTCACAGAAGCGGAAGGCTGGTTCTGCTCGGTCTGTGCGCCATCGTCATTACGATTTAGCAACTTCCCTTCTTCGTTATCTTCAACCTCTATTCCACCTCTATCAGCATCTATCGCACCACTATTCTCCTCTATCATTGAGGATTCAGCAAATGCTTGCTTATACTCATCGAGTGTCATAGTAGTAGCAGTTCTCACATCTTTCTTATTGACCGCATGAGGAATAAGAGAGCCATCACTTGTCAATTCCATCACCTTAGCTTTTGCACCTGAATCACGGATAAGGAACAACTGGGAGTTTGGATATTTTGTATTACCATCCTTGCCGAGTACATCAGCAAGCACCACGTTTCCATTATCATTAAGTATCTGATTGAAATCAAATGAAGGTTGAGTCTCTTCTGTATTCTGATTCTGCTGTGCAGCACGTTCTTTCTCCATCTGCTCACGCTGAGCCTTGGCAGCTCCCAATCTCTTCAAATCCTCTGCATCCTTCATCTGCTGCAAGTCAGCAAATGAATATGGTATCTGTACATTCTCACCCTTGACAAGTTCAGTTGGAATGTTGCCATCAATAGTAATCATGGCAGTACCATCACCATTATCAGCGAGCACTTCATAAGTATGTTCTGTTCCATCTGCATCAGTAACAGAGAACTGGGAGCCAATTTCAACGGTTCCATCAATGATGCCAGCCACTTCCTTGATAGCATTCTCTTTTGCATCAGCTACTGCCTGAGCCTTCACATCATCAGCAGGGAGTTCTTCACCCAGTTCAGCGAACATCAACGCATCAGCATGTTCTACACTATTCGTTGTCGGGTCATAGTATAGAATCATACCATCGCTATTGCTTACATCAATGGAGCCATCATCATGAGTAGCAATATTACCACTGATAATATAAACACCATAGTCTTCCAAGCCACCTGATGCTTTGATAGTAGCGTTACGGACAGAACTACGACTCTGGTCTGTGTACATATCCACTCTCTGCTCTGCCTGATGAGCAGCAAGGTCAACCTTGTCTTGTGCATCATCAACCACACCTTGGTATCGGGCAGAAGACAACTGGTAGTCATAGATAGCTTGGTCAAGTTTATCATCCTGCCCAGTCATGGATTCCAGTTCCTCATCACTCATGGCAGATAGCTGCTGTTCAGAGATACCCAATGCTGCTGCAAGAGTCTTCATCTGGTCTTCATGCTGAATCTGAATATCATGCTTATCTGCATCATCAGCATCATGCCCCTCAGAATAAGCGTTGTCAATATCTGCCTGATGCTGCTCCTCAGGTGTTGTAGGCTCATTGGTAATCTCCTTGGCATTCATTTCAGCAGTCTTGGCAATATTGTAGCCACGCATCTTCATCAGGTTCACACCATAGTTAACAGCAGCATTAATCTGCTCCTTGGTCATGGTATCTCTCTGACGGAGAATGCCAGCCAGCACACTACCCATCTGCTCGTTGGTTGCGTTGTCTATCTTCTCTTTGATGTCTGCCCAGTTATCGCCCATCAGGTTCTGAGCATCAGTATCAGCCACGTTCACCTTATTGCGGAATCGGTAGTACTGAGCACGATTGTAGATACCTTTTACTGGTCTAGAGCCAGCACCCATAGCATACATAGAACCGACAGATATAGCCATACCACCGATGATGTCGAGTTGCTGCTTAGCATCAAGAAGGTCACTCACCTTTCCTTCACCATCCAGCAGAGCATGAAGAGGAATACCAATTTCCTCCTCCATCACTTCCTCAGCGAAACCATTGATACCGAACTTTCCCATCCACTTCTTGGAATTGGTGTACCAGCCACTCTTGCCGATATTCTTGAAGAACTCAGCAGAAGCATTCATACCATGTTTCTCCATGAAGTTGACAGCACCCTTCTTGATACCATAGTTGTGACCGAAGAGTTTTTCTGTATAGTTCTCTACCATAGCAGAGGTCATACCCTTATAGAGAGCAGTACCAATAGACTCACCACCCTCATGCAGAAGATTTCCATTCTCATCGAAAGTGCCAAACTTATAATCACCCTTCTCATCCTGATACAGATTACCAAGATGTCGCTGCATGATGTCAGCACCAGTCTTCAACGCTTGCTCAGTTCCAGCCATCGCATACGAGCCGATAACATCGCCAGCCACGATACCAGTATTCTTCAAGATGGCAGCACCCACCTTGCCCATACCACGCTTAGCCGCAAACTTCAAGGCTCCACGACTGATGCCCTTGGTAATGCCACCATAGCCGCCAGTCAGGAAGAAGTCAGCCATAAATGGGAGACTCTGCCCTGCAATTTTCGTCCAACGATAGACGTTACCCATCTTCTCGTCTTCGAGAGCCGCAGCAGCATCCGCACCCAGTTTACTCTTCAGGAGCATCTTATCAGAACCTGAGAGAGGAATGTTGTTATCCATCTTCGTCTTGATACGTTCCATCTGTCCCATGACAGCGAAGTCAGTCAGACCGAAATCCCATGTCTTGGCAGTAAATGCAGTATTGTCAAGAGCCTTCAAGGCATCCTCCCCCCAGCTACTTGTAGGATATTGTTTCACCGCTTCAAGCGCACCAATCTGCTCAGTAATCAGAGAAAGAGAGGTTGCCAACTTATTTCTATAGTCACTCTGCTCAGCAGTTCTTCCGTTACTTGCACCGATACTAGCACCATAAGAGAGCAAAGGATTTCCGTGTTGACGATTATCATCAGCGATAAGAGCCTCAATCTCCTTCTTTCGGGCATAGGCATCAGCCAGTTTCTTGTCAAACTGCTTTTGAGCACCCTCCTCAGTAAGGTAGGTTCCATTCTTGCCGATGTTCTCCTGCAAGTCATAGTTACCATTCTTGTCACGAACATCAAAGGCAGATGGTATCTCACCAGTATCTACCGCTTTCTGATAGGCATTGTTTTGCTGGTCAAGAATAGCTTGCGTCTGCTCAGCTTCAGGAAGAGAATAAGCATTCTCATTGTCAGAGGTAACGTATGCGCCAGCCTTGCCAGTCTCAGGATTGTAAGCGAAATCATCCTTCACCACATTGTTAGCATCACCACCATAAGGAGTCTTGTTTATACCCAAATTCACACGACCGAAATCCTTCTGCTGTTTCTGCTTTCGCTGTTTCAATCTATTGTATCTGCCAGCATTGTTCATTGTCTGCTGAGCACTAGCCGAGATAGCTGCTGCCCCAGCAGAGAAACGAGCACGGTCAGCAGCACTCATAGGAACACTACCGCCCTTCGCTCTAGATGAAGTCCTGCTACGAGGTTCAAAGAGTGCAGAGTAAAAACGCTCATAAGTTGATGGAACATCAAAGTTCTGAGCCTTCAAGTTCTCATAGATAGCGTGTCTGTTATCCGCACCGCCCTTTCCGTCTCTTGTCAGAGCACTCTCAAACTTATTGTAATCATCAGGCACATCATAGTTCTGTGCTTTCAGATTCTTGTATAAAGTGTATAATGGTCTTTCTGCCATGATATATATATATGTTTGTTACCAAATTCTTGTTACCAATTCTGTTACCATTTTACGCCAGTCTTCTTCTTGCCACCAGCCGAAGAAGAACCACCAGCCTTATGTGTCGTATGCTTACCGCCGCCCGATGATGTTCCACCTCTAGTTGACGTACCACCAGTAGTAGAACTTCGTCTACCCTTCAATCTATCCATGAGGTATCTCACGTTAGTCTGAGTAACATTCTTGATTCTCAACTTTCTTTTAAGTTCATTTATCTTCTTCTGCCCCTCAGGAGTGTCCATCAGGTCGTAATACTCATACCAATAACCAGCAGTAGTTTGATTACCGCCAGAAGATTTCTGAGCCTTATTAGAAATTCGTCCTTCTCGCAGTCTAGCAAGTGCATCCTGAGCAGCCCAATGGCTTATCTTACCATCAGCAAGCATCTTCTTAATCTTCAACTGATTATCTTTATACTCAGCATCATTGGTATATTTCAACTTCGATAAGTCAAGTCTTCTGTTTCCTTGGTCAATTCTCTGCTGCCCTTGGTCATTCTTCACCTTGTTGATTTCGTTCTGCATATCGTGATACCTCATCTGCTCAGCAAGAGTCAGGTTATTCTTCCGAGCTTCCTCATCAAGAGCGAGTGCCCTCTGATACCCAGCCAGCCACGATGCCCGATTTTTTTCTCTCTGAGCATCCATATAAGCCTTGCGCTTATTCACCGCCTTAGTCATATCCGACTCAGGATTGTGTACCACCTTGGCACCATTGGTAGCGAAGTAGATATTGGATAGCGCACGGAGGCCATCACCCAGAGCGGCAATACGAGCCTTGGTACGCTCCTTCTTCTCTCGGTTCGCCCTCTGCTCAGCAGTCTCATTCAGTTCAGGATTCAGCATCTTATACATATCAGCATAAGATAGCTGCTTGGGCTGAGGTTTCGGCTCCTCCTTCTTCACGATGGGTACGGATGGTTTATCCTCCTCATCACTTGGCGCACCCTGATTCACATCTACACCATTGGCGATAGCTTGTTGAGTAGCGATAGTCTTCTCTCTAGCCGCCTTCATCGTAGGTGTTTCATTCTGAGGAGTGGCAGCATTCATCTGGTCAACCTTCTTTCCAGCCGCATCAAGTTGCTGCTGAGTGAAGACTGGAGCCTGAGTCTGTGCAACCTTATTGGCAGCATCCACCCCACTCTGCTGCTTGTTGAGAACACTCTGTGTAGTCTTCAAGCCGTTGTTTGAACGTAACATATCTGATGCTTTCATAGGCTATGCTTTAATCTTTTGAAGTTTAGCACCAAGGCTATTCAAGTCACCCTCAGAAGGAAGAGCCGTAGCCTTCGCCTTCAAGCCAAGAACATCATTTGAGTCCTTAGCGATACCATTCAACTGCTCCTGAGTAACATTCATATTCGGAGCCTTCTTTGCTCCAGAACCACTATCAAGCGATGCAGCGATGTTGGCAGCAGTACCAGCCACACCAGCCACCGCATTAGCAGTATCAGCAGCCTTCTCTGCATCAATACTCATCTGCTGGTTCTGCAACTGGTTCTTTCTGTTCATATACTGCTGTTCGATGTTATCCTTTCGGGCATCATTGGCAGCCACAATCTGTGAGGTAGTATCAGCAAGAGTCTTGTTGTTCGCCTCCTTTACCGCAGTAGTGGAATCTTCCGTACCACCCATCACCGCTTGTCTACCCTTTGCAGCCTTGTTTCTGTTCTTAATCTGCTCCTGCATCTGTGTGAGCAATCGAACGGTATCGGCACGTTTGGTAGGGTCTTCATTATACTTTCTATCATACCATGCCTGATTTTCTCTCTGTTGCTGGGCAATCATCTGCTCCTGCTTTTTTCTCGCCTTGCGGTTAGCTATACCGCCAGCAATACTGCTTGCAAGCCCAAGCCCAGCACCTATTAATGCACCTATCATATATATGAAAATTAAAATTATTAATAATGGTACAAAGATACTGATACCATCCGAGATTCGTATTTTATCCGTTTATTTAGGTAGGTAAGTTAACGGATAAAGTTTCCGTTTGCCGAATAATTACTATCTTTGCACCAAAATAGTTAAGTCAATGGCAGTAGATAGAAATACAAAAGGTCAGTTCGAGAAAGGTCGGGCAAAGACTGGAGGTAAGAAGAAAGGTTACGAGTCTCCTATCAACAAGGAGTTTCGTGAGCTGTGTGCCGACTTTTCTAGAGAGGCTTGGGAAGACTTCATGGCTGCTTGGTATAAGTGCGAGCCTAAAGATAAGGTAGCAACCTTCATCAAGATACTGGAGTTTAATTGTCCTAAGCTACAGACCGTCACTCTTGACGATAAGCGTGAGGTTCACAATGCCCTCACCGAGAAGTTGAGACAGATGTCGGAAGAGGAAGGATAAAATGTAATTCATAAGAAGAACGTTTGTTTTTTTCATAGGTTTTTGGTTTATAGGTTTTAAGATTGTTAGGATAACGAAATAGGGAATGCGTGAGCACTCCCTATTCTTTTTTATTCACTAACAGCGACCACCTCTCGCTCTTCTATCCCCAGCCATATCCGTCTTGGAACCACGATTCACCGATGATGGTTTATACCTAATTCCTGATTTGGTATGTGAAGCATCCATGCCCTTGCGAGAAGCTGCCCCATATTTTTTATCGTGGGCAGCGTTGTGTCGGGCGAGTTCCCTACGCTTAGCCTTCTGAGCAGGAGAAGACTCGAACTTGGTATCGTATGAGGCCTTCCGTGCCCTAGCTGCTGGGTGCGTTCTGTAGTATTCAGCAGACGAACTAGTCATTGGCAATACTCATATTCTCAAACTTCTTGTAAGCATCAAGGTAGAACTCATCCTTGCTCTTGTTGTATGTCACCTCGTAGTACATACCATCAGGAAGTGTAGTTGAAAGCAACCACTTCAAATTACCAAGAATATAACACTGCCATACTACATACACATCATACTCTGGTTTTTCGTCACTCTTATCCAAGTGCTCCTCAACGTACTTACGTACAATCTCAAATACTTTTTTATTCATATCAAACAATTTAAATTAATATCTATCTCCAATAAAGTTCACGATGTTCCTTCTTCAACAAATCACCAGTTCTACACCACCAGTCATTCGGACTCGCTTTAAGATACTCCTCAAACTCAGGACAGTTCTCTTCGTGAGTAAGATGAGGATGATAATTAGGCTTGAACTGATGCACACACAGCAAGTCTGCATGATTGCCGCCATAAATGCGTGGCGGCATAACATCTTTCGCCTGATGCCACACCTTGTTGAGGTCAATGAGTTCAACCCCATCCAGTTCTTTCAGGACATTATCAATCTTACCCAGCACACGATTCAGGACTTCTGCCCTATCCGTGCCACCCTTAGCAATTAACCAATTTGCATCACTCAGGGCACTTCTAATCAACATATCAAGTTCCATAAGCCAAAATTTTAATTATTAACTTCGTTCAATATCTTAATCACTCTGCTAAACATAGAGCCAGCCCAATCATCCTCACCTTTATGATGCAGGTGGATATAGTCATACACCGCCCTATAGAAGGTCTAGGAAGTATAGCGCAAGCCGTAGTCTTCCGTCTGAAACTCATCCTTGGCGGTCAACTCATCACACTCCAGATGCCGCTTATGAGCTTCTATCTTGCCATTTACCTTCAAGACCTCATACCCATACTCCCCTCCCTTGCGAATAGGGCAAAGGCACAACTCACATACATGCTGCTTGCGAGCAGTTCTGACCTGACAACTGATTGACTCTATCTTCATAGCTTAATGTCTTTTCGATTTCTCGATGTTATATTGGTCACAGATGTTGCAATATGCGCCATAAGCCAAGCTATCAACCATTTCGTTGTACTTGTCACCATTGTGACCTTTCACCCAGTGAAAACGAACTCCTGCCAAATGAGCAGAGCATTTCTTGTACAACTCATAGAGGTCAGGATTCTTCTTTGGCTTATATGACTTGGAGAGCACCAAGATACAATACTGGCTATCTGTATAAATATCCACGTATGCACCATCAGGGCAAGCGTTCACAGCACTAATAATCGCCAACAACTCCATTCTGTTGTTTGAGGTGTTAAGTTGACCATGATTCTTCACCTTTAAAATTTCACCATCTTTAAGAATGACGTATGCCGCACCACCAGCCTTAGTTTGAGATAAGTTGTCACAAGAACCATCAGTGTATGCTACATAATGAAGACCATTGTCAGGAAACGTCTCTTCAATCTCATTGATGATTGTCTTTTCATGCTGAGGAACTTTTTTTGTTACTCGTAAACGAGGTTTTCTTCCTCTTTTAGCAATCAACACTCCATTATAAGCAGATACAAGTGAGTGCCAATGATTAGGAGCTTCGCCATTTTTCTTTTTCCATCCGACTTTTGATGCAAGATTCCAAATGGCATCAATCCATTCCTTATCATCCAACTTCATTCCATGAGCACAAAACTCATCGAACTCTTCGCGCGTAGGCACATACACGTCAGGTTGTTTCTTATTATTTTTCATAACGAAAATATTTAATTAAATTTATATTCCGTAGGCTTTAAATAGGAACTGGTTGCACGTTAGCTGAGGGAAGTAAAATCCCCCTTACCCACAAGTCTTTCATTGTGGTGGAGGATTCACTTGGGTGGAGACCGTATATTCGCCCCTTCCATCGACCTATCACAAATCTATACGTGAATCGGTTTTGCAGCTTTCTGAAATATAGTTTTCAGTCCTTGTCGCACCTTCTGCAATCAATCCTGTGCTCTGCCATGACTCTTCCTTGCAATTTATAGACTCGATGAATCGGAAGGTATCTAGCCCATAGTCTTCCATCTTGTCTTGTCTCAAACTCAGGGGAATAAAAAAGAACCCCCGAGTGTTGGTTACGGACAACGACTCAGAGGTTCATATCTTGTAGGCTTACGCCTTGAAAGGAGAACTACTTTGGTCTGTCAACCGTAACATTGACGATGCAAAGATAGAAGCTTTTTCTGAAACTACCAAATGTGAAAAAATATATAATTCGTTAATCTGTAAGATATTCAGATTTTAGGTATACGCTTGGTGTGCAGTAGACATACAAATGATTACAAAGTTAAAGTAGGTTAAAGTATATTTGGCATTCAAGTTTATTTTGTTACCTTTGTAGCGAGTAAAACAAGCGATTTAGTTTCTTTAACTCTTTTATGTTACTATTTTGTTACTCGTCAAAAATAGACCATTTCTAATAGTATTGGTTATCAATAGGTTACAAAGTTCAAATAAGCATTCATAATGTTTTTGTATAATATGAAAAGGGGTGCTTGTGAAAGTACCCCTTTT